TCCTTGAAGCGTTTGGAAATGGTTTGCCGTTTTGCGATAACACACATGAGCCATGCGGTTCCACGAACAGCAAGCCGAGTCCGAAAACATTTCAAAAAGATTCTGCCGGCGGCGCTGTGCCGCCGGCGAATCCGCGGCGCTCGCTAATCCTCTCTCAAGAAGAACTCGAGCATGGTCCGTTGTTGGTAGAGGAACTCAAGCTGGGCTTTTGCCTCGCGCGCGTTTCGCAGGTCGCTTTCAGCGAAGTCCACCCAACTCATGCTGCAAGGCTGGTTGGCCATCATGGCTTCCATGTCCTTGACCGCTCGTTCGGCTCGTCTGAGCATCGTTTGGGCATGCTCGTTGAGGCGGCGCTGCGCGTCGGGGATCATCCATCCGAGGCGTCGCAGTTCGTCCTTGATCGCTTGTTCGGCGCTAGTGGTGGTTGTGTCGTTCATCTGTGTTTCTCCGTTTCGGAAAGGGAATGGAATCGTTTACGTGATGACACACATGAGCCATGCGGTTTGAATAAGCTCAAGCCGATTCCACCGGCTTTTCTGCATGTTTTTCCATGTTTCTGGAAACGCCCGACGGTTCGCAACGTTCGCCCGTGTCGCGTCGTTCTGCATGTTGGGTACGTGATCGAGGATGCTAGTACGAACGCGACAGCGTGCAAATGTCGCGACCAAACGAAAGAACGCCGCGATTCCGTTCGCGGCGTTCTATGTGGTAGCGGTTTAGGCCGCGCGGTCGTATTTGCGGGCGAGCTCGAGGAGTTTGGTCTTGATCGTCTTCCATTCCGGTTTGGTTTCGCAGGCGACCTCTCCGTAGACCTTATCGCGAAGGGCACCCTTGTACCAACCTTTGGTCCATCCGAGTCGGTAGAACAATCGGTTGAGTTCGGTCTCGCCAAGGCCGGCACCAGGGCGATCCCAGCAACTCTTAGTTCCTTCCTTCTTGATGTAATCCCACTCGCTGCATCGTTTGGTATTGAGGGCGAGTTCAACCAAACCCAAAACCATCATCAGGTATCCGACCACCTTGGTCTTGTTAAGCGTTCCTCCGAAGGCTCGGAATTCGATTCGGTTCTTGCCGCGGGTCAGGTGGGTCAAGTTCAGCAGGTGGTAGCGATCCGATTCGCATCGGCTCTTGGCGTTGTCTTTGTTGCCGTATTGTTTGATTCGCTTGGCGTACATCATTTGTTCGCGTTTGCGGGTTCCGGTCGAGGCATAGATCGCTCGTTCGTGGTTACCGACCAAGGAAATCAATCTTGCCAAGGCGGCTGCGTCTCCGTTCCAGCTAACCGTTATGTGCAGACCGCAGCTCGAATTTACTCGGCCCCCGCGAGCGTTGATTTGGTCGATCGCGTTCTCGATCTGGCGTACGCCTTCAGCCCCTTTGAGTATTGGGCTTACAAACTCGCATCCTTTGCGAGAGGTGTTCTCGGGTCGGATGCTTCCATCGCGTTCTGCTTTCCATCCGGCTGGCAGCCAAGGTACTTGGTATCCGCTGTGGTAGGGACCGATCGGTGTGTTGTCGGTGCTTGGGAGGGTGGTTTCGAATTCAATTCCGAAGGCGATTTCGTTTGCGTTCATCGTTGCGTTCCTTTGTGGTTCGAGGTGTGTTTTGCGTCGCGTTTTCTGCGTCGCGATGACACACATGAGCCATGCGTTTCGAGGAACCTCAAGCGAAGTCTTGCATGTTTTTCCCAGTAATTTCCATGTTTTTTGAGAGGCCACCGTTGCCCCAACATTACGCCACCGTCGCGTCCAAACATGCTCCGCATAACCAGGCGAACATGCGGATAAAACGCGACCGTGCGCAAACGGTGGCCCCACGTTTCGAGATGCCAAGTCACGGAGGAATGCGATGAGTGAAGGAACGGGCCAGGTCGATCCGACGAGGCTTAAGGTCGAACAAGCGGCGAAGCTACTTGCGGCCGCATACCGAGAGCGGATCGATCCAGAGAAGATCCGCCTCGACATACAAAGCGGTGCGCCGGTGAACGCCGATGGCACGATCAACCTTGTGCACTACAGCGCGTGGCAAGCAAAGGAGATGGGACGTGGCGAGTGATCCGAGGAAGCTAAAACCAAGCGAGCTATGCCGACTGCTGAACTCAACGCCGCTAGGCGAGGTGATCAGCGAGCGTCAACTGTATCGCCATCGTCAACGCGCCGGCGCACGCATCGGCGACAACAAGACCGTCGATTTGCTTCGCTATTGCGCATGGATGCATGTCGTACGACATACGCCTCGTACGACAAACGGTGTCGATCCCTACGATGCAATGAAGGAGCGAGCGCGTGCACGTAATGCAGCGCTCGCGCTTGCCGGTCGCGATATCGGTGAACTACCAGAGGTCGATAACGTAGATCGCAAAGATCGCGCGTCGCGAGACTTCCGATACTTCTGTGAGACCTACTTTCCACTAACGTTCCATCTTGCTTGGTCGCCGGACCACATCAAGGTCATTGAGAAGATCGAGCAAGCGGTTGTGCATGGCGGTTTGTTTGCACTGGCGATGGCGCGTGGTAGCGGCAAGAGTTCGATTGCTGAGGTCGCTTGCATATGGGCGGTACTTTATGGGCATCGTAACTTCGTATGTTTGATCGGCAGCGATGAAGGGCACGCGTGTGATATGCTCGACTCGATCAAAACCGAACTCGATAGCAACGAGCTGCTCTTAGCCGACTTCCCTGAGGTTTGCTTTCCGATACAAGCCCTCGATGGAATCTCCAATCGAGCGAACGGCCAGCTCTACAAAGGTAAACGCACGCAGATCGGTTGGACTGCAAAGGAGGTCGTTCTCCCAACGATCGAGGGCAGCAATGCGAGCGGAGCGATCATCAAAGTCGCCGGCCTAACCGGTCGCATTCGTGGTATGAAGTTCAAGCGTCCCGACGGCAGAACCGTCCGTCCGAGTCTCGTGGTACTCGATGACCCGCAAACGGATGAGAGCGCTCGTTCGCTTTCCCAGTGCGCAAATCGCGAAAGCATACTCGCCGGCGCAGTCCTTGGCTTGGCCGGGCCGGGCAAGAAAATCTCGGGCATTATGCCCTGCACCGTGATTCGCCCGGGTGATATGGCCGACAATATCCTCGATCGCAATCGGCATCCGGAATGGAATGGCGAGCGGACAAAGATGGTCTATGCGTTCCCCAAGAACGAAACGTTATGGGAACGTTACGCCGAGATCCGCGCCGAAGGCATGCGTGGCGGTGATGGTGGTGAAGCGGCCACCGAGTTCTATCGTCAGAATCAAGCCGCGATGGACGAGGGTGCCGTTATCGCTTGGCAGGAGCGATTCAACTACGACGAACTCTCTGCAATCCAACACGCGATGAATCTCAAGCTACAAGACGAAGCAGCGTTCTTCGCCGAATATCAGAACCAACCTCTGCCAGCGGAAACTGTTGTTGACGGAATGCTTAAACCAGAGGAGGTCGCCAGCAAGATCAACCGCATGGATCGTGGTTTGGTATCGATCGGTGCCAACCATCTCACCGCATTCATCGACGTCCAGCAAAAGCTCCTATTCTATGTGGTCACCGCTTGGGAGGACGACTTCACCGGTTATGTGATCGACTATGGTTGCTACCCTGACCAGCAACGTCCGTATTTCACGCTGCGCGAGGCTCGCCAGACGCTGAGCTCCGAAGCGACTGGAACCGGACTCGAGGGCTCGATCTACGCCGGCCTCGAATCGCTGACGTCGAAGCTACTCGATCGCGAGTGGCAACGAGACGATGGTGCAGCGATGCGCATTGGACGCTGTCTGATCGATGCTAACTGGGGCCAGTCGACGGATGTGGTCTACCAGTTCTGCCGGCAGTCAAAGCACGCCGCTGTGATCATCCCCAGCCACGGTCGCTTCGTGGGCGCATCGAGCTTGCCGTTTAGCGAATATCGTCGCCGGCCAGGTGATCGCGTAGGGCTCAACTGGCGTATCCCCAACGTCGCCGGTAAGCGGGCCATCCGCCACGTGGTCTACGATACGAACTGGTGGAAGTCGTTTATCAACGCTCGCCTGCAAGTCGCGATGGGCGATCGCGGTTGCCTTTCGCTCTTTGGCACCAACGCCGAAACCCATCGTATGCTCGCCGAGCATCTAACCTCGGAGTACTTCGTCAAGACAGAGGCCCGCGGCCGGAGCGTCGACGAATGGAAGCAGCGACCGGAGCAGCCCGACAACCACTGGTTTGACTGTTTGGTTGGTTCTGCGGTTGCGGCGTCCATGCAAGGCGTGATTCTTCCAGGCATCGAAGGCACGGCCGAGATCCGTAAGGAGCGGATGAGCTTTTCTGAGATGCAGAAGCGCCGGCGGAACCAGTAGCCCGAAAGACTTGATCAAAAAAATATTCTCGCTTTTCCGTCAATCTACATGGGTACCGGGTATTCCTACAGATAGAAGACCACTTCTTCATTCTCAGGTAGGCCGCATGTATGTCTGACAACTTGCAAGAAACGATTCGCGAGAGTGCGAAAGCACCTGCTAAGGCATCGGGAGATGCCGGTAGCGTCGAGCAGCATAAGCTGACCGAACAGATCGCTGCTGACAAGTATCTGGCATCCAAGGCAGCCGCCTCCCAAAAGAAGCGTGGCCTTCGATTTAACAAGCTCGTGCCACCAGGGGCGGACTAATTGGTTCGCAACTGATCGAGCTTGTTTCTATAGGCAGGGGTGTCGGGTTTAACAGTAGGGATTGAGTCACGGATGTTTAAGTTGTTGTCAGGGATTCTGAGCAAGAACGGTGATCGCAAAGATCGATCGCTCGTCCGTGGACGCTCGGCCCGACACCCCTGGTCGTTGGTGAGATTGCTGGGGCGCTACGACGCTGCGACCACCACGGTCGACAACGTTCGCCACTGGGCGGCCGCCGACGGACTATCGGCCAGTGCGGCCAATAGCCCCGAAGTGCGGCGCACGCTACGCAACCGTTCGCGATACGAGATCGCCAACAACTCTTATGCTCGCGGCATCTCGCTGACTCTGGCCAACGACTGCGTGGGTACCGGGCCGCGATTGCAAATGCTGACGGGCGATGCGTTCGCCAACCGATTTGTTGAGCAAGAGTTCTTTGCTTGGGCCGATGCAACTGGTCTGGCAGAAAAACTACGCACGATGCGGCTGGCTCGCGTATCGGACGGTGAATCGTTTGGCTTGTTAACTAGTAACCCAAGAATCGATTCACCGGTTCAACTCGATCTGAAGCTCGTCGAAGCTGAACAGGTCACGTCACCCATCTTGGCTCTCGACAGTAATCGTTACCTCGATGGCATTCGCTTCGATGAGCACGGAAACCCAATTTCGTATGACGTACTTCGAGAGCATCCAGGTGATGACGCGTTCTCGTTGACTGAGAATTATGACACTATCGATGCCAATTCCATCCTCCATTTTTTCCGCAGCGATCGGCCTGGCCAGATCCGTGGTATTCCCGACATCACGCCGGCGCTTCCACTCTTCGCGCAGCTGCGACGATTCACTTTGGCAGTATTGGCAGCTGCCGAAACAGCGGCTGACTTCGCTGGGATTCTCTACACAGACGCGCCGGCCGGTGGCGAAGCAGACGCCGCCGAACCGTTCGAGCCGATCGAACTGGAGAAGCGAGCTCTCCTAACGATGCCTGGCGGCTGGAAGATGGCTCAGATGCACGCTGAGCAACCGGCGACCACGTACGCCGAGTTCAAGCGTGAGATTCTCAACGAAATCGCACGTTGTTTGAACATGCCGTTCAATGTCGCTGCTGGTAATTCGTCGGGTTACAACTATGCCTCCGGGCGGCTCGACCACCAAACCTACTTCAAGTCGATCCGTGTCGAGCAGTCCCAAATGGCTCGCACCATTCTGGATCGCATTCTGTACGCATGGCTGCGCGAAGCGATTCTCATCGAAGGCTATCTGCCTAACTCGCTTCGCACTCTCGACTCGTCGTTCGAGCATCAATGGTTCTGGGACGGACATGAGCATGTCGACCCAGCCAAAGAAGCCAATGCCCAGAAAATCCGCCTCGCCAATCATACGACAACTCTGGCCCATGAATACGCGAGGCAGGGGCGTGATTGGGAGGCGGAACTTAAACAACGCGCGAAAGAGATCTCGCTCATGCGTGAGCTCGGACTCTCGACCGATTCAACTTCACTTTCTCCAGGAGATGTAACGGATGACGAAGACATTGCAGTCGAACAAGCAGAGTGAGGTAGACGCTGAGTCGGTACCAAGCTCGCTGCGAATCGTTTGTGACGATGCCAGTTCGATCAATTTACAAGCCGCTGAGGCTGCCGAAGAGGGTAAGCCGGCGCTACGCAAATTCTCGATGGTTGCCTACACCGGTGGCGCGATGCGTCTTGGTGGTTGGCCCTACCCTGTGGTTGTGGACTTAGCAGGCATGCGAGTAACTCGCAAGTCGCGCCCAATCCTCAAGGATCATGATCGTGCCAGTATCGTTGGTCACACCGACGACATCATGGTCGGCGATTCGCGGCTTGAAGTCGCAGGCGTGATCTCGGGCGTGGGCAACACTGCTCAGGAAGTCATCGCTACCAGCGAGAACGGTTTCCCCTGGCAAGCATCGCTTGGTGCCAACGCCGACAAGGTTGTCTTCATTCCTGAAGGCAAGACTGCAACCGCCAACAGTCGCGAGTTCAAAGGCCCTGTGTACATCGCTCGCAGGTCAACGCTCGGCGAAGTCTCGTTCGTGGCCCTCGGTGCTGACGATGACACCGAGGCTCGCATCGCTGCTGGCCAAGCCGGCGATGACGAGGAGCTCGACAACGAAGAGTCGGACAACGACAGCACCGATTCCGATGATTCGGAGCTCGACCCGGTAAACGCCAGCCTGGATATGGGCAGCAAGCCCAAGCGTCCTGTCACTAGTGGAGTCGTTTCCAAGATGCGCATCGAAGCCGCTGCTGAATCCAAACGTATCGCCGGCATCCGCAAGGTTTGTGCTGGCAAGCATTCAGAGATCGAAGCTCGCGCCATTGAAGAAGGCTGGAGCGTTACCAAAACGGAGTTGGCAGTGCTACGAATCGAACGACCTAAGGCTCCTGATCAACAGGCGAGCCAACCGATGTACCGTCGCGAAGTTCTCGAGGCAGCTTGCTGTCTATCGGTAGGACTCGACGAAACCAAGTTGCTCAAGGCTTATGGCGAGCGCACGCTCAACTCTGCCGACCCGCTGCGGCACATTGGCTTGCGAGAACTTGTCGCTG